TTCGGGAAAGACAAAGTCATACAGAAATGGCCCAGGCACAGCCCGGAGAGGAACGAACAGTAACCCCCGCCTCTCCGGGCGTTATTTCTGATCGCATTGAGGAGGAGAGAGACGAAGAGACCGCCGAGGTTAAACGCTTCGTCCTCTGTCCAAAATGCGGAGAGAAGATATGGCTGTAAAGCGGTGCAAGAGCAGTATCAATGTCGTGGAAGCTGCCGAGCGCAGGATCACGAATGTATTCCGGAACGGACTTCCGGTCTATATGTCCTTTAGCGGCGGAAAGGATAGCCTGTGCATGGCCAAGCTGATCGAGAACCTCGTCCAGAGGGGGCAGATCGACCCGGCACAGCTGATCGTACAGTTCATTGATGAAGAAGCAATATTCCCGTGCATCGAACGCACCGTGAAGAACTGGAGAAAGAGATTTCTCCTGATGGGAGCGAAGTTCGAGTGGTATTGCGTGGAATGCAAACACTTCAACTGCTTCAATGAGCTGTCAAATGATGAGACATTTGTACTATTCGACAGATACAAACAGGATGTGTGGATCAGACAACCGCCACCATTCGCTATAAGAAGCCACCCGATGCTGAGACCCAGGGTGGACGCATATCAGGACTTCCTGCCAAGAATTGACACAGACGGGATCGCAATTACCGGCATCCGGACGGCTGAGTCAATACAGAGATTGCAGAACATCGCAGCGATGTTCCGGGCGGGTAAGACCATGACGAACACACACCAGGTATTCCCGATCTATGATTGGACGAATAACGATGTGTGGCTGTATCTTCTGAACGAGCATGTGGAGATACCGGACATATACCTTTACCTGTGGCAGTCCGGAACGAGCAAAGGACAGCTGAGAGTATCACAGTTCTTCTCCGTAGACACGGCTCGAAGCCTTGTGAAGATCAACGAATACTATCCCGACCTCATGGAACGGGTATGCAGGAGAGAACCGAATGCATATCTCGCAGCACTCTATTGGGACAGCGAAATGTTCGGACGCAATACCAGCACACGCCGGGCAATGGAGAAAGGGAAGGAAGAGGACTACAAGGAGAAGCTTCTGGAACTGTTCAATAATATGGACACCTACTTCACAACGGAACACAAGAAGTATGTGGCCGAACGGTACCGCAACTTCTTCATCCAGGTATGCTCATTCGTGGATAACAAGGACTGCAAGATCATTTATGACGGACTCATATCTGGTGATCCAAAGCTGAGAAGCTTCCGTGCTCTCTATCAGAGGATATATGGCAAGTATATTTCTGAAGCGAAGAAGGAGGACGGAAATGGATAATCTCATGAAACCCTTATCTACCCTTCAATGGGTGGATCGGAATAAATTGAAAGCGAACGACTGGAACCCGAACAAGGTAAGCAAGCAGAACTTGGAACTACTGACACAGTCAATCCTCACAAACGGCTGGACTTTGCCCATTGTAGTACGGCCGGATCTCACGATCATTGATGGATTCCACCGATGGACAGTAGCAGGAAGAGAACCTTTAATCTCAATGCTTGGCGGGAAGGTCCCAGTCGTTATCGTTGAGCATGAAGACAGAGCAGAAGATATGTACGGCACAGTTACACATAACCGCGCCAGAGGTACACACCTGCTCGAACCGATGAAGAACATCGTCAAGGAGCTTATGCACGACGGCAAGAGCATTGACGAGATATCAAAGCAATTAGGCATGAAACCGGAGGAGATCTTCCGGTTGAGTGATTTCTCGAAAGAGGACTTCCTGAAGATGATGGCGAGCAAGAGAGAGTATTCAAAGGCTGAGTTTATCACAAAAGTGTGATAGATGACATAACACCTTCTCCAAGGACTGCGGCGGGGGCGATGGACTCCCGCCGCCTTGCTATGCCGAAACAAATAGCGAAGTAATATCGCAGAGAGGAGGAGAGCAGGTTGTCAAGGGCGAGTACCGATCAAAGAACCAAGGCCAGGAAGATGTTTGACCAAGGGAAGACTTTGGTCGAGATTGCCAAAAAACTCGGCGTGTCCGAGGGGACTGTCCGGAGCTGGAAGTTCAGAGACGGATGGAAAAAAAAGGACGATCCTGAGCCTCAAAAAAAAACCAAAGTAGCGTTGCAAATGAACTGCAACGCAAATACGAGCGTTGCAACGCATACTGCAACGATTAAGGAACCCAAAAAGAGAGGTGGCCAGCCGGGAAATAAGAACTCCGCAGGAAAGAAGAATGCCGCCGGTGGAAGAGGGAACGCATACCCTGTGAAGCCGTTAAAGCATGGCGGTTATTCAAAGCAGTTCTGGGATGGATTGCATGAGGATGAGCAGAAGATCCTCGAGGAAATGAACGAGGATCCTGTTATGGTACTCACGCAGAACATACAGCTGCTAACATTGCGACAGTATCGACTAAGGAAGGCTATCGATGAGAACACAGCTTCTCCACTCTATGTGCAGGGCGTTTCATCACAAAAGACCAAGAGAAACTTCAAGGACGATGCAGAGCGTGAAGAATATGAGAGCCGGATAGAAGAAAAGATAGCAAACGATGAACGGCTACCTGGTGATCCGGAAAACGTTACCACTCTCACTGCATCGACAAAGGATCTGAATGCAAGGTTGGAGAGAGAGCTGACATCAGTTATTAGCCAGACCACGAAAGCGGCCGAGGCACTCTTCAATATGCAGAAAGAGAAAGAAGAAGGCTCTGGAGATTCCGAGGCTATCAAGATATGGGCCGACAAGATCAAGATCATGCGCTCGAAGGGCGGTGATGATTGATGGATGCTGAGATCATTCAATTCATCGAAGAGAGCCTGCCTATATGGGCGAATGAGCCTGTGGTCTTCTGCCGTGAGGTTCTGGACTTTGAACCGGACGAGTGGCAGAAGGAAGCCATGAACGCATTGAGGGACAATCCAAGAGTGGCGATCAAGTCAGGCCAAGGTGTCGGGAAGACCGGTGTTGAGGCCTGCGTGCTTCTGTGGTTCCTGCTATGCTACCCGGATGCCCGTATCGTGGCCACAGCTCCGACTAAGCAGCAGCTGCATGATGTCCTGTGGTCCGAAGCTGCCAAGTGGATGAACAACAGCCCACTCCTGGCGCACCTCGTCAAATGGACGAAGACCTATATCTATGTCAAAGGCTATGAGAAACGCTGGTTCGCAGTAGCGAGGACGGCAACAAAACCGGAGAATATGCAAGGTTTTCACGAAGACAATATGCTCTTCATCATCGACGAGGCTTCCGGTGTCGCAGATCCGATCATGGAAGCAATCTTCGGTACTTTAACCGGAGCAAACAACAAACTGATTATGATGGGAAACCCTACGAAGGTGACTGGTGCTTTCCACGATGCCTTCACGGTTGACCGATCCATATATTACTGCATGACAGTATCCTCCAGAACTTCCCCTCGAACCAATAAAGAGAATATCGCATCGCTCGATAGGAAGTATGGCAAGGATAGCAATGTCGTGCGTGTCCGTGTAGACGGAGAGTTCCCAGAGCAGGACGATGATGTATTTATCTCAATCAGCTGGATTGAACAGAGTATCAATTCAGAGCTGTCCGATAAAACGGCCAAAGCCCTGGGAGAGTATATCGACGAGCGAGGCCTGCGGCTGAGACCACAACCGGAACAGATAGAGGTTGCGGAGATCGGCTGCGACGTTGCCCGTTATGGAGATGATAAGACCTGCATCGGCTATCGTGTAAACGAGGCCGTGAGGTTCTTCGACAAGTACAACGGGCAGGATACCGTGTGGACATTCTCCCGCATCTGCGCCTGCTATCGACACATTAAGGAACGGCTCGGATACACCGGACCGGTTGCGGTAAAGGTCGATGATGGCGGTGTCGGCGGCGGAGTGGTTGATCAGCTGGTATCCATCAAAAAGACAGATCCGTTCTACACAGACATGATTATCTTGCCGATCAACTTCGGCAAGGTAATCAAACACCGAGTATTCTACGATTCCACATCCTACATGATGGGGGAGCTGAGAGATGCGATTGCACCTTTTGACGATGCCGGGAATGAGAGAAAGCCGACAATTGTCCTGCCAAACGACAATGATCTGGTTGGCCAGCTGTCCGTGCGGAAGTATTCCTATGTGTCGAATGCGAAGGTGAAGGTGGAGTCAAAGAAGGAAATGAAAGACCGAGGGCTAAGCTCACCGGATGAAGGAGACTGCATCCTTCTGGTGGTATTGCCCGTGAGATACAAAAAAGGACTGAAAGGAGGAAACGATGGAGGAACAGAAATCTCAGCGCCAAGTGGGCGTTAAGCTGATCAAGAGCAAGTTCGACAGGTACGAAGACCTTGCTCCGAAGACGATCACCAAGAGCGACACTTCGGAACAGCTGGAGGAAGCACAGACATACGCAGCCTCCGAATGGATTCCTCACAGGATAGATATGCGAGGCCTGAGGTTCCTGGTTGAGCACTCGACGATCCTGCCGCAGTGCATCCGGGCGTACAAGAACAACATCGCAGGCTTCGGGGTTGAGGTTTCCTACAACGGAGACTTCGACGAAACACCGGAGACCAAGAAGGAATGGGATACCTTGCAGAGGATCCTCGACCTGCTCAACTTCGATATGGATACCAAGGAGATCTTCGAGAATGTCATCACGGCATCGGAGACATACGGTATCGGATATCTGGAAGTGCTGCGGAACACGGATCAGGAGGTTGTCGGCCTCGAGTGCATCCGTGATGTTCCGTCAGTCGATATGACCTATCCGATTGATCCTTTCATCGACCAGGAGGTTTCCTACAAGGGTGAGAAGGTCACACGAAAGAAGCGGTTCAAGAAGTATAAGCAGACCATAAACGGACAGACCAAATACTTCAAAGAGTTTGGAGATCCCCGGATCATGGATATGAGGGATGGAACCTATATTGATGAACACGGGAAGCTGGAACTCGGATATCAGGCCAACGAGATCTTGGAGATCAAGGTCGGCGCCGGATACTATGGCACTCCCAGATGGTTAGGTGCTTGTATTACGATCGACGGTGCGTATCGTGCCGAAAATCTGAACAACAACTACTTCCGGAACGGCCGGCATACTCCGCTCATGATTATCGTTCGAGGCGGTACACTCACCGATAAGGCTTATGAAAAGCTTCATGAGTACATGGACGGTATCAAAGGCGAGAACGGCCAGCACGCATTCCTGCTGCTGGAGACTGAGCAGAACGAAACGACTGTTGACTTCGAGGGCGGCACACAGCCGGGCGTCGAGATCAAAGATCTGGCATCCATCCTCCAGAAGGACGAGCTGTTCCAGGATTACCAGGAGAACGCAAGGAAGAAAGTACAGAGTGCTTTCCTGCTCCCGGATCTCTATGTCGGATACACCACAGACTTCAACCGGGCCACATCCCAGACAGCGATGGAGGTTACGGAG